GCGCAGCGAATCCATATGCTGCCGCCAAGTGCTGACAGGTGGAAGATCAGGAGCGAAACATATCAGGGCATAGCCGATGCAATGGCCGATCAATGGGGGGGCGAATAGTGGAAACAGTCGCACAATATAACCGGCGGCAGGATGCAAAGATCAAACGCGCCGCAATAAGAGAGGCCGAGCGATACCTTGCCATTAAAGCCCACAACAGGGCGCAACATCGAGAGCATATACTCTGCAGCTTAAACGCCATTGCAGGGGGGCTAATAACCGTTGCCCTCATTCTGTCAGTAGGTGGCGCACAATAGCCCACCAATAATCCCCACCTATCGCCCCTTATACAGGGGCTTTTTTTTGCCCGCACCAATCACACCACCCGCACCCGATAGGCTAGCACCGCGCACAATAGGCCGCACCAATCGCACCCGCACCCACCCGCACCAATCGCACCGCACCCGATCCGATAGCAACCGCACCCGATAACCTGAAAGCCCCGCCAATACAGGGGCACACGAGCGCACCACCTTTAAGCCATTCTAAGCCGTTCTAAGGGGCTGTTTGCGTGTCAGGTGATACGGTTGCGACGGCAAGTATAAACTCCAGCACAATGCAATACAGCGCCAAATAGACCTGCCACTGTATATCCAAACAGTAAACCACCGCCGACTTAATTGACCTTATAAAACCGCCAGGAAAATGGGCGAGAGCGACACCCCAAGCGCGCTTTGACCCCGAAAAAGGTATTGAATCCCCACTTCTATGCGGTTTGACCCCCATCAAATGGGTCAAGGTACTCTGAGGCCATAGCCCCGAGGGTAGTTTCGCGGCGCAAGTTCTGCGTAGAGATAGAATTTAGGTAAACTAATTTGTTTCTTTACAATAATGCTTATATGCTACACTCTGAAAAAAGGAGGCAAGTATGGCATCAACCGGCGGAGTGAAGATAGGATCTACCTATGACGAGGCTAGAACAAGAAAAGTAAATGCAGAGGCAGAGATCGCAGAGCTAGAGCTGGCGCGGGTTCACGGCACTTTAGTGATTGCTGTAGATGTAGTCCAGGCATGGGAAGAGGTGCTTGGAGCATTGAAAGGTAAATTGCTATCTATCCCCACAAAAGCTGCTCCAGTAGTGTCTGCTGAACCTGATGCTGCACAATGCCAGCACATATTAGAAGATTTAATGAACGAAGCCCTAGAGGAACTTAGCAACTATGAGCCAAGCGTTGATCCATCATCAACCGGCGGACTTAATGAGCCATCTGAAGACGGCGATACAAAGTCTAAAGCCACCACCAAGACTAACAGTAAGCGAGTGGGCAGACCAAAGAAGGCGACTAGACTCACAGACAAGTAGTGAGCCAGGCAGGTGGCATACGTCTCGCGCTGAATACCAGCGTGGAATAATGGATGCGTGTGGCGAGCCAGAGAACAGAGAAGTTGTTGTTATGGCTGGCGCTCAGTTGGGCAAGTCTGAAGCGATCCTAAACATCATTGGCTATCACATTGATAACGACCCTAGCCCGATACTTGTTTTGCAGCCCTCTCTGGATATGGCGCAAAGCTTCTCTAAGGATCGAGTTGCTAACGGACTCCTAAAGTCTACTCCTTGTCTTCGCAATAAAGTAAAAGACCCTAGAGCGAGAGACAGTGGCAATACAACTTTGCACAAGCTGTTCCCTGGCGGCAGTCTTACTCTGGTTGGCGCTAACAGCCCGTCTGGACTTGCATCTCGTCCTATACGTTTAGTTCTTTGCGATGAGGTTGACCGTTATCCCGCGAGTGCTGGATCTGAAGGTGATCCTGTTCAACTGGCGCGTAAGCGAGCTGCTACCTTTTGGAACCGTAAGATCATTATGGTTTCCACTCCGACTAACAAAGACAACAGTCGCATCGAGGAAGCGTTCGAGGGATCTGATCAACGAGACTTTCACGTTCCTTGCAAGCATTGCCATACAGAGCAGGTGTTAAAGTGGGCCAATGTGCAGTGGATCAACAAAGACCCTGAGACAGCATCTTACGAGTGTTCTAGCTGCGCTGTACTCTGGACTGATGCTGACAGGCGATGGTCTATTAGGAACGGTAAATGGGTAGCTGGAAAGCCATTTACAGGCATTGCTGGATTTCGCATATCAGGTTTGTATTCTCCTTGGACTCCATTGTCTGATGGCGTTCGTGATTTTATGTCGATGAGGAAGAACCCTGAGCAACTTCGGGTATGGACGAACACTTATCTTGGAGAAAGCTGGGAAGATCAAGGCGAAACAATTGACGATTATTCTCTGTCTACTAGAAGAGAAGCGTATGGCGATCATATACCTGAAGAAGTTGTATTTATTACTGCTGGCGTTGATGTACAGGATGACCGATTGGAAGTTTCCTATATTGGATGGGGTCGTGATGATGAGTCTTGGGTAATCAACCATGAGGTGTTGTACGGCGATCCCTCTACGCCGCAATTATGGACTTCTCTGGACAGTAAGCTTTTTACTACATACCTTACTAACGATGGTAGGCTTTTGCCTATAAGGGCTACTTGTGTTGACTCTGGCGGTCATTTTACGAATGCGGTATACTCCTACTGCAAGAAAAACTATGCTAGAAGAGTGTTTGCGATAAAAGGTGTTGGTGGTGAAGGTAAAGCCATTGTTGGCCGTCCATCAAAAAACAATATTGGCAAATGCCTGCTGTTTCCAGTTGGTGTAAATACAGCAAAAGATTTATTGTTCGCTAGGATGCGAATTAGGGATGAAGGTGCTGGCTATATTCATTTCCACGATGACTTAAATGATGAATACTTTAGGCAGTTGACTGCTGAGAAGATTGTTACAAAGTTTGTTCGAGGATATAAGCAGCGCATATTCCAAAAGATTAGGCCAAGAAACGAAGCGTTAGACTGTTTTGTTTACGCCTTATCAGCATATGCGATATTGAATATTGACATTAATGCGTTGGCCGACAACAAAGGCCGTGGGGCAGTAAAGCCCGAAACTGTCAAACCGAACAAAAGGCAAGAATCCTTTGTACCTAATGTAGGAAAAGGTTTTGTTAATTCTTGGCGTTAAAGGAAAGATAAATGGCCAATGCTTTTGATGCAGTAAACGCTCCTGAAGGTGAACCAGAGTCTATAGTAGTTGGTGACTTCGTTCAGTGGAAGAGATCAGACTTTGTTTCAGACTATCCAGCCGATTTATACACGGCTACTTATGTTGCTAGAATTACTGGCGGCGGTCAAAATGAAATACAGGTTGTTGGTACAGATCAAACTACTCATTACCTGTTCCAGATAAGTGGAAACTCAAGTGCAGCATTTTCTCCAGGGTATTATTTTTATCAGTTAGAGATAAAGCGCAACTCTGACAATGAGAGAATTGTTATATTCAAAGGAAACTTTAATATAACTCCTGACCTAGAAGTTAATCAGGCTGATCCGCGTACTAACTCCAAGATAATGCTTGATAAGATCGAAAGCCTGCTTAACGGTAAGGCTGATTCCGATGTTTCTAGTTATTCTGTTGCAGGAAGATCTCTAACCAAGATGACTTTTGCAGAGTTGCAAGATGCCAGGAACTTCTATAAACAGGAAGTTCTCAACGAGCAATCTAAAACTGATGCAAAGAATGGCCGTAAGGGTCACACAACGATTCAAGTGAGGTTTTAAGTGGCAATTTTTGACCTATTTAAGGCCAAGCCTAAGCTAAAAGGCAAGACTTTCAAGCGATCTTATCAAGGCGCTAATCAAGGCTATCTTTTTAATGATTTTAAGGCTTCTGAGAGAAGTGCTGATAGCGAATTACGTCCAGCAATAAGAATCCTTCGATCACGCTCACGCGACCTTGCTAGAAACAACGAATACGTCAAAAGATACCTAATGCTGCTCAAAACCAATGTTATTGGTGAAAAAGGCTTTAATCTTCAGGTAAAAGCAACTGATAGCATTGGAAAGTCTGACAGAGACGGCAACCAAAAGGTAGAATCTGCGTTTAAGAAGTGGGGTAAGCTAGGTAATTGCACTGTAGACGGCAAGCATTCATGGGTTGACGCACAGAAATTGGCAATGGAAAGCCTGGCTAGAGACGGTGAAGCCTTTATTGTTAAGCATAGAGGGCCTTCATTCCACGATTCATTCGCGATTGAGTTCATTGAGCCGGATCAAGTTGATGAGCAAAAGAACGAAAGACTGGCTAACGGTAACGAAGTTCGCATGGGTATTGAGCTAGATAAGTTCAAAAAGCCTGTCGCTTATCACGTTTTGAGCTACCATCCTGGCGATTATGACTATTCCACTACAGGAAAGTCTACTAAGCACATCAGAATTCCCGCTGAGAAAGTTATACATTTGTATGACCCAAACAGAGCTGGTCAAACTAGAGGAGATCCTTGGATTTCTCCTGCTCTTGCATCAATTAAGCAGTTAGGCGCTTTGCGTGAAGCTGCTATTGTAAATGCGAGAATTGGTGCGTCTAAGATGGGCTTCTTTACTTCGCCGACTGGTGATGGATTTGTAGCGGACGACCTTGATGGTAATGTCCCTATTATGGAGGCGACTCCAGGTACATTCCACCAGCTCCCTAACGGAGTTGACTTTAAGGCGTTCGACCCGCAGTACCCAAATAACGAATTTGAGGGCTTTCACAAGGCTTGTTTGAAGGGTATAGCTTCTGCAATTGGTGTTAGCTATACAAGCTTGTCTAACGACCTTGAGGCTACTAGTTACAGCTCAATTCGTCAGGGCGCACTTGAAGAGAGAGATCAGTACAGAGTTTTGCAAAGGTTTGTAATAGATCATTTTGTTCGACCTGTATTTGAAGAGTGGCTTGGAGCCGCGATGGAGATCAATAGCTTTGGAATACCCTT